TATGTATGCCTTCTGCTAATACAGCATCACGGTATTTACGTGTATCATTTGCATAACTTTTCTTTTCGGCAGTCTTTTCCATACTGTATGACCATTTCTTATTATGTTCAATGTTAGTATTGAAATATGCTAGACCTTTAGCCGCACTATAGAATGGGCTTGCACAGTCAAATGTAATTTGTAGTTTGGGGTTATGATATTTACGTATAGCTTTCTGAATATCAGTAAACAATACAGCATACTCTAAAATACTTGTACCCAAACAGTGAATCAAATCATGTTTACCTTCACGCAGTAAACCGTCATGGATAATATCAACCATGCGTGTTAACATCAAGTGTACATCAATCTTGTTCTGACCCCCGAACGCCCAACCATTAAAGTAATTGTCTGGGTATACATTTGGATCACAATACTTCTTCATCTCGTTGTACCAGTCTTCTGACTGACCATGATTCCTACCCTGCAATACATTTAAGAACTTACACTTACCATTACGATTCTTAATAAAGTACTCATTATTAATATGAGTAGCAGTAATAGCTTCTTCAATAGTACTGATACCATGAAGGCTATTGCCATTCTTATCTTTCATGCCAAACGTTGTCAATGATTGTGATGGTATATCTAAACACATACCATAGTCCATGTATGTATCCATCCAATTCAATACAGCTTTACGCTTTACCATAGCACGTGGGCAGTTAGGATCTTTCCAATCAGCCGGCCATTGACCTTTTAGAATCTGAAACCCACCAGAGTCACCCAACATAAATGTACCTTCTTCACGTTCTCTAATGATTGATTCACTGGGATCGTCTTTGGTAGTATCTAAGTTAGCGTGACCAGCACTATACAATCCCCATTTATAATAATAGAGACCTTCTTTACTATTTAAGAAGTTTAGTTTCTCTACATCACCGTTGAAGCCTGCAGGGATTCGTGTTTTATCAAAGTACTCTTCACCTTTACGTTGCTTGCCCAAGCCAGCAATATAAAAACTACTGACTGCAGGTAAAAACAATGCCCAATCAGGGTTTTGTTTTGCTGATAGATTGTCTTGTTCCATTAACTTCCCATTAATTCTATTGGTTCATTACCTGGACTTTTAATTAAAGTCATGACCATTTTTATCTGTTCTTCTTTTTCTTTAATTTGGTCCATCAAGTCTTTAATAGCGGGGGTTGTTTCTGCTAATTTGTTGCGCTCGGCTTCTTCTAGCATTTTCTGTTCAGCCCACTTTAATATACTGATAGCATTTGGCGTTAGGTTAACCGTAGCATTACCACCACCGACTGTTTGCCAAACATGACCATCATATACTTTCATATTTTGACTGGTTGAATCATATGATACCGCGCCAATCATGGGGATATTAGTTTGACTAATATAAGGAGTAGCCCCCTTATAACTAGTCACCTGCATAAACTCACCACCAACTATATTTTCAATCATTTTGCTTGTGCTGGGAGTCTATAGCAATATGTAGCTAAACCACTATCAACAATAATTTCTGTTGCACCTGCATCACTGATACGAACAATCTTATCACCGACTAAATCCATGATACCGATAACTTGTTTAACAGGCCAGTACCAACTCTTAGATAATGTACCACCTACTTGTGGATGAAACACAAAGCTACCACTGTGCGTTGATGGATCACCAAAATAGTATTTCAAGTCATCACCATCTGTCTTGGCAACAAAATGTTCTTCTTCGCTATTAGCACTTGCTTGTTTTTTCAAACGTTGAATGCCAGCAATAGTAGGCTCAAAGCTAACGTTCCAAGGTGGGGTTTTAAATCCAACTGATTTAATCTTTTCTTCAACAACTGTTTTGTACATCAAACGATAGTCATTAATAAAGTCACCTGCTTTTGTTTCAAAGTGAATGGCTCCGGGAACATCTTCACCGTCACGTTGCGTTTTAGACACATTGATTTTAGCATGTTCATCATACTCATCAAATCCAACGATTGTTTTTAGTTTACTCAAGTTAGGCATACCAAACACCCCGATGAAATCGTGAATTGGGTTTTTAAATGTACCGCTAACAATAACACTTTTATCTTCTGCAATAGCATTGAATTGTGTTTCTGTGTCGGTACCTGTGATTTTAATCAAATCAATACCAAGACCATGTGTATGGTCGATTAAGTCTTTAAGATAGTCTTTCATGTTTTTCCTTTATGTATAGTACTATTTAGGTAGTTATGTTGTGTATTATAATGGCATTTATTGCAAATGTCAATGAGCAATTTAACCGAAACTGAATAAGTCATCAAACGTAGATTTAACATCAATGTTACTCTTAATGTCCCAATTAAGAACACCAAGTAAGTTGTCAACTTTCTCATCCACTAGTGTAGATTCCATTGCGCCATCATCAAACGGTAACTCTTTGAACCATGTGGGTAATCGTAATTCATCAACTGGGTAAGCAATACTATTAAAGCCTAATGGATTGGATTTGAGCTTACATACAATAATTTTCATACCATCAACAATTTGTTGACTGTAGTTGTCACCATTCATTCTGCGTAGATAGTTCCAGTTGATAGCGGCTCTAGCATGACCAACTCCGCACTTGCCTGTTTTATCAAATATCTGTGTATGCTTCGTTAGGTTGTTAACTGATTTAGGAGAACCTTTAGTCCAACTATCTTGTGCTACCATAACACGTTTAAATTCCTTAACACGTTCAATTACATCCTCACGATTTTTACCTCGTTGAAGAACCATTTCAAGCACATCCATTAAGAATTCTTGCACGTATTTAGGAGTATCAGCACGTTTCAAGTCAAGTCCCATAGCTTTAATATCACCAAGCTGTCCGTCTTTATCTTTGCGCTTGCCCTCTTTATCAAAGATATTGATAGCATAACGTTTTTTAACAATAAAGATAGCACGGTCCCCGATCAATTCACGACCAGCTTTGATAATCTCACCATTCTTTCTAGGAGCATGAAATGCTTTCTCCATGAATGCCGGGAAACTTTCATTTGCTTGTTCAGCAATACCATCATATAAACCAATGCAAGTTTCTTTATTCCAATCTAATGCACCAGAATCAATCTGTGGCTTTAGTGTAGGGTAAGCAGTAAAATAACAACTATCAGTATCACCATACACAATAGCATTGCCGTTATGTGAATAGATACCTTCTACTGTTTCATTGATAGTACTCATCATGTGTTTAACAATCTGTCTACCCGATAGTGTTACAGATTGACCAATACGTTTATCATAGAAACGACAATGTTCATTCAACAATGCACCATACGCTGAGTTAAGTAAAATCTTACGCACAAGTTGTCGTTTATCCCAGTACTCTCTATCCTCAGTAGTAGTTGCTTCTTTGAGTTTTTTCTGCATCTCTTTACGATCTGAGTACCATCGGGTTAGTAAGCCGGGAACTACACCTTCTTTTTCATAAGTAAAGATTGTACCATTAGCACTTAACATCCAGGGCTTGTGACTATCAAATATCATCTTCCAAATTTCTGCGGCACTCATTTCTTCACTGCGACCATCTTCGTAATCTACAGTAAGCATTGTACCACGCTCTTGGTTCATAATCGCAGTATATTCTAGTGAGCCGAACATGTTCTCCCACAATATAGCACCGGTCACATCGTCATCACCTTCTTTGAAAAATTTCTTTCCTTCAGCAAGATTACGACCCTTTTCTTTCATGTAATGATCGGTTAATGTTTGTCTGACTTGTGCAACAATCGTTTCTCCACCCATGTTGACGGCGCGAATAACCGAGGGATAGAGTGAGTTAATGTCGACGGCGCCGACCCATTCGTGCATTCCTCTTTTCGGCGTAGCAACATAGGCACCTGCTGCCTGTTGGATTTCTTCTGCATTTTCAACCTTTCGTTTTTTATCTGGAACAACTAACCCACGGTCGTGAGCCTCATTAAAAATAGCCATCTCAATCATTGCCACTGAACCCATTACTGTTGGGAGCAGTACTGTGTTTTCATGTGCAAGTTGATTAGCTAATTCTAAAAACTTAAGTTTGTTGTGAATCTTCACCAACAACATCGTATCTTGTCTGTTGTATTCAATGAACTTTTTAAAGTCTTTGTTATACAACTGGTCAAGAGTACCTTCATATTGTGTTTTGTTTTCACCGACTTCCATCTCACCGATAGCATCTAACTTGTATGAATGTCGAGATTCATAGTTATACTTTTTGTAAAGTTGTAAATAGTCAAGGTGAATTCTACCAACTAAATCGTAAGTCATTTCTTTCTTACCAAATCGTTCGTATTCTCTAGGCTTAGGTAGTTGACCCATCAAGCAAAATTTGCGTGTATCATCTTTACTCATTACTCTAGTAACACGATTGACCATATAGGGGATATCATAGCCCTCTGAGTTCCAGCCAGTCAATACATCAGCATCTTCAATCAATTGAAAGAAAACATCAAACATTTCCTTCTCACCAGCGAATAGCATTGTATTTTCAAACTCATTCACAATCTCTTGTGCTGTCTCCGTTGTCATGTGTTTGGGCGCAATGACAAGGGTGATACACTGGTCAAGCCAATCTAAGTAACAACTGATAGCAGTTACGGGATTGAATGGATCACTTGTGGGACTGAACCCCTTTACCGGATCAAAGTCGACCTCAATGTCAAAGAAGCAAGTATGAAGTTTAGGTGCATCAACTTTAAGATAGTTTTCGCTTAGGCACCGAAAGACCACATTGATATCAGATTCAAATAATGTTTTACCTGAGTGAATACGCTTTTCTTTTTCAAACTCTGTGCGCTTGCGTGTACTGAAGCGACTTACTGGATTGCCATAGATACTACGATGTTTACCTTTATGGTCAGGATAATACAATACATAGTTAGTAGGATACTCTTTGTATTGACGCTTGCCGTTATTATCCCTCTCTACAACGTAGATACGATCTTCGTCACGGGAATGTATTGCGTCAACGTAACTCAAAGTGTTTTGCCCACAGTTTCCAAGATAGTGTTGAGTTCATCGTGGTCTTTGTTAGTCTGACCGAGACTTGCTTTGTGGGCAATTTTAATTGCTTTCTTCAATGTAGAAGCCTTGATTTCAAGTTCTTCTGCGACTGCTTTAATAGTGTCATTCAATCCACCATTTAATGTATCAATCTCATGTAGGACTGTCATGCCCTCGTTGACTAGTTGAGTTAGTTTAATCTTTGCTTCACCGTTAAAGGTTCTGTTATAATCTGACATAGGTTCTCCTTAAATAATTAGTTAGTATACTTGGTTTGAGTAGAGAAGTCAAGTGTTTTTCTTACCTTCTACAATCTTCTTGACCAAAGTATGCAATCCTGGGTTAACGTGTAATGCATGTGGCATTAATTCATTACGAATATAATTACGAGTATATTTGTTATTTTTATTAGATTTGTCCTCACACCATTCAATGTTATGAGTCTCACACCAATAAATGAAATCTTTTTTACGTGTGGTTAAAAATGGGCGTAGTACATTGTTTCTTGTTAGTGGTATAACTTTGGGTGTACCATTTAATGCTGACCAAATATATGTTTCAACGCAATCATCCAAATGATGACATGTAATGACTGGTCCTAGTGTAGCAAAATATTGATAGCGTTCTTCTCTCCAAAATTCTTCTTGGCTCATTGATTTTGGTTTATCGTGATTTAAGACACCTAGATATAATGGAAGATTTCTGTCCTCACAGAATTTAGACACAAATTCCAGTGAAGTATTACCATGCACACTTCCATGATGGAAATAAGCACAGGTTACATCATGTTTGCGACTTAAAAAGTCAACAACAGCACAACTATCTACACCACCGCTAAATGCAATTGTAATTTGTTTGGGTAATGGTACGGTCAACTTAATCATTAGTGCAATTATAGCACAACTAATCAATTATTGAAAGATATGATGGTTAGACTCGCCGTATATTTTAATATACTTTCCGGCTAACATGTCTGCCATTGCTTCAATTGGGCTACCCGGATAGCTATCACCCGGCTTAATCATGTCCAATTCACCCTGACGAACATGAACCAATTCATGGAACACTGTACGTAGTATATCAACTAGGTTACGATTGTTTACATATACCCAAATACTATCAGCACCCATTTGATGACCACCGGTATGATGATTGTTTTGTGCTTCTTCAGTATCCATACTGAGTTCTATTTCTGGCTTACTTTTTATATGTAGACGCTTACACGCCCAGTCACAAAATCTATCAACTTCTTGTTGTAAGTCTGAATCATCACCTTCATCTAATTTATGCTTAATCCAGTTATCGGGTGTTCTTTTGTATTTTTTTACAAACAAATCATGTAACGCATTACCACTCATGCTATGTCGGTTAGCAATACTTCTCATTAATTTATCGATAGTATCATAGTCGTGTTTAGTCAATGAGGGCAGTTTTTTTGCTAACTCATCTGCGGCTGATTCTGCAATAAAGTGGTTAAATAGCATGTTCCGCTACGACAACACCGTCTTCCATAACATTATGGGAGATAATTTTTTCTTCTTGCACCCAACGATTGTATAGTGCTAGTTTGCCTTCTGACATTGGATCACCTTCAGGATCAGGATCGATGTAAACTTTTAAATCTTCTTCCGTTAACGTTGTTAAGGCCCATTCGTGCCATGAAAGAAATTTTTCGCCTTTTGATGATGTGTAGATATGTTGTTGCATAGTAAATGTCCCTTTATATACTATTTATCATTAAAGCTCACTTTAGACTTCTGAGTAGCGAATTCATACATCAAGCCAGCAGCCGGCTACACCACGGTAACAAGTACCGGTCCTAAGGTGTGTTCAGAACCAAGAATTCTCTGACAAATTCAAGGTATAATTATCAAATCTCTTTAATCTACTTAAAAACTCTGTAGTTTTTTCAGTAATAACACCAGTTAATTGATC